AGTGGTATAGCATTTCTTTTTATAGCTATAGCATCAAATGGTCCTTCACATAGTACTAATGGTGAATCCCAGTTTATAAATAATTCAAATGGTATTATGTCTCTTGAACATTCTGGGTTTCTATATTTAATAAATGGGTCTTTTTCAAATGATCTACCTGTAAAATAATTTAGTGTACCATCTTTATCATATGAAGGTATAATAACCATATTTTGGTATCTTCCAAAATCACAATACCCAATATTATATTTTATAATATCATCATCTGTTACATTTCTTTTTCTAAGATAATTGTATGCTTGTTTTGCTTTTAAATCTGGGTTATTTAATATTTGTTTAAATTCTTTAGGTAATTCTACTACATTTTGTACTATAACCTCTTCTACTTCACTGCCTGTTTTAACAAGTTTACCTAATTCTACAAATTTATCAGATGATACCTTAAGTGATTTAAATAAACCCTTTATGGTTTTACCTTTTTTACCACAAACCCAGCAATGCCAAGGGTTATGTCCTTTTTTGTTTTCAGTGAAATTAATTTCTAGTTTTGGTTTATGGTGATTACAGAATGGACAGTGATATGCTTGATTGCCTCGAGCAGTCCTTTTACTTGTTCCTAAAACCGTATTTACTAGATTAACTAGTAGTTCATTAATCATAAATTGTAATATACGAAATATATTTTATAATTCAAAATCTTTTGTGAAAAACTTACCTAATATATTATCATTAAAAAATTCATCAGGTTTTTCTAATACTTGATATATCATTTGATATTTGGTTTCATAATAGGTTAATAGTTTTTTATCTGGGGCTGTTTTAATTATGTGGCGTTCAAAATTTTCTATTGGTTCTAGTTCCATTACTTCTTTTAGCAATTTATTTGAACCCCAATATGTTAGCCAATCAGATTCTTTTATTGCTAATTTATAAGATGGTTTTCTACCTACTACACCCTCATACATTTTAAGATCTTTTTGAGTTAACTTTACTTTTCTTTGATAATATAATACCTTTTTACCTATGTAGGATTTGCCTGTAGGTTTATGTACTATTCTATAAATGAATCCGTATGTGTTATCTGGAAAGTCTGTAATGGTTGATATGGGTTCTCCTTGAAGTCCTATCCATTTCATATAGTTGTTTTAGTTAATACTATAGGTCTAAGTTTATTAGTATAGTAGTATCTGTTACATTTGAACTTTGCAAAGGTTGAGATAATTTACCTACTGCTACTAATTGATTTGCATTATTGTATAATCCTACTGTTGTAATATAGGGTTGAAAATAAGAGCCTGTTAAAAAATCATATACTCTACCTTCAGTACTACTTGAAATAGCTGATGGGTTTAATGTATAATTAAATTCATTTGGATTTGCAGTACATTTATATTGTGATTCATACAATGTTAATGTACTTTGAAAAGAACAAGTTATATTACTGCTTGTAGTAAAAGAATCTATGTTGCTAGAAGCTGAAGTTAAAGTTATTATACCATGCTCATATATTATATCTCCTACTTTTATACTAGCACTTATTAACCCTCCTTCTCCATTATCAGTATAAGATATACCTTCTGTTTCATAGTTAAAAGTTCCAGGTTTTATATTTTCACCAAATAAATTTGAAGGTATAGACATTACACCTATTTTATCATTTGAAGCTGTTGGAAAATATCTATCAGCTAATAAAGTATTAGGTAAATAATTTATGTATGATGGTTGGGTTCCATTTTGACCAACACGAACTCCATCATTTTTAATAGATGATGTTAAAGCAGGAGAACCATTAGATCCACTTATATAATTAGTATAATATAATTGCCTTATAGAATTATATATTAAAGCTTGAGATTGAATTGTAATTTGTCCTGTTGTACTTGACCCAGAAACGTAAGTAATATTTTTACCTAAAAATCTATCTATACCTACACTTGAGGCAGTAATAGCACTTGCACCCTGAAAAGAAAAGTTTTTGTTTACTTTAAATGGAGTTACTAAAACATCCGATGTTGTTAATGACTTGTAAACACTCATTCATCTTAGAAATCTAATTTAACCCTTATTAAAGCTTCTTTAGTAAAATCTTTAACTAAAGGTCTTGAAAGTTTTGCTACAGCTACACACTCATTAGCATCATTATACATTCCTACAGTAGTCATATAAACTTGGGGATTATTAACAAAAGCATCATAAACTACAGCACCTGTAGATCCAGATATAAATGAAGGGTTAGTAGAATAATTAAATTCACTATTTCTTGCTCTAACAAAAACAAAATCTGAAGATATAGTTTCTTGAGAATTAACTGTAAAAGCTCCTCCTAAATTTAAACCATTAAATAAAAGAAGATTATTAGCTCCATTAGTAACAGCTGAACCTGTATTAGCATGTATTCCTGTAGTTTTTTCTAAAGCCTTTGGATTTAATAAAATAGTTCCTAGTTCAGGAAAAAATAAACCATAAGAACCTGTACCTGCAACTAAACCATTGGCAGCGTCAGAAACCGCACTACCATTAGAACCTGATACTATTTGGAATACTTTAGAAGATCCTAAAAAAGTTTGAAGATTTGTATCATTTGAATTATCTGTTAATTGTACTAAACCACCAGAACCAGAAATAGCTATATTAAGAGTTCCTGGGAATATACTTTCTTTATATCTTGCTCTGTCTACACTTAGTACATAAAAATCATCAGGAGTAAAAGTATTAGAATCACTTCCATATATAAAAGATGAATTTTCATCTTCTAATATCATTGTTCTAAATTGACCATATATTGTAGATGAAGGTGATAAATTAGGATAAGTAGCATTAAAAGCTGTACTACCACTAGCTTTTACGTTTCCATAAGCTACATCAAACTGTATAGCAGCGCCCCCAGCAGTTGATGCTGTTTGGTATATAGCTAAATAATAATTTCCAGAAGATCCTCCTTTTTGAGCTGAAGAGGTGAAAAATGAAGTTAATGTTGGTGAGTTTGTTGACCATGCTGTAGATTGTACTGCATCTGAACTTACTACAAAATCTTCGGCGTCTAATCTTTTAAATCCCATTTTTTAATTTTTTATGCTGTTGTTGTTTGGGTTACTGTTATTGGAATAGTAATTCTAGCCCCACTATCTAATCCCACTACTGTTAATGTTGTAGATACTGAAGTATTAGTTCCAAATAATGTATTTACTGTAGTTGCTCTTAAATTGATTTGAGTTCCTATTACTGTTGAAGATACATTAGTACCTAAGGTTGTTGTTGAAGTAGTGTTTTGTGCTTGAGCCGCTTCTGAATTAATTCCTATTCCAGTAAATGTAGCCATTGTTCTAACATCTGCTATTGTAGCTGAATATCCAGAAGTTTCAAATGCCGAAGCATTACCTAAATAGTTTAATGTTTGTGGAGTAATTGCTAGTGAAGCACCTTGTTTTAAAGATATAGAAGAATATCCTAAATCTAATACTGGTAAGACTGCTGTACCTCTTGGTAATGTAGCTAATTTATATTTCATGGTTTGACTTTCGTCTGCAAAAGCTTCTAATAAAGGCATATTATCTATTGCTTGACCATAAAATGCAGAACCCGAGTTATTATTTGGATTATAAAGTGTATAATCTATTTCATCATCTGCTAATGCAAATTGTGTTATTCTAAATGAACCATCATTTTTTGCTAACAATTCTCTACCTTTTTTTGTTAAGATGGCATCAACTGTTACTACTTGATTATTTAAATATCCCATTTTTGTTTAATTATATGTTATAAATATGTGTTTTTATTGTTTCTAATCCAAATTATTTTTAAAAAAATTATTTTTATTCTATACTTTCAGGTCCTAAAATATTTGCTTCTGTTAATATTTTTCTAGATCTATCAGGTAAATCAAAAGCACTTGTTAATTCTATATCTGCAGGATAAATAATACCTCCGCCCTGAGGGATAGAAATTACTCCTGAGCCACTATTAGCAACTTTCATTTGAATTAAAGAACCATTATTTTCAATAAGTACAGAACCATTAAAAGCCATTGGTTGAGAAGTACTAACTCCTCTAAAAGCAATTGCTCTAGTATGGATATGTTGTGTAGGTTCTGGGTAGTATTGACTACCACCTCCCCCAATTTGTATTGGGTTAGCTGTAGAACCAAAAAGTCTTCTTAAAAAATCTAAAGTTAAATCTGAGTTAGTAATTTCAAATGTTTCTCCATCATTACCAATAACATAACTTATATTAAATGTTGAAGTAGATTTTCCTCCTGATCCTGCTATAGAACCTGTAGTATAATATACACAAAAAGTACCTGCCGAAGATTGACCAAAATAAGATGAACCTGAAATGTTATATTGATTTACTTGGTTAATAGCACTATTGTTAGGGTTAATCATACCTCCCATTGTAAACATAGATTCAGGAACTGTTGCTTTTTGAGCTGTACCTGCTACTATTTGATTATAATTTACTGGAACTATAGTACCAGAACTAAAATCTAAATCTTGTAAAAATGGATTTTCTTCATATTGGTTCGCATTATTAATTAATACATCACAATCTGAATTTGTAAATCTTCTTACTAAATAGGGTTCTACTATATTTTCTAATTCTGAACCTTGAGCTGCAGATGAAGTTATGTAAAATTGTCCTGTAAATTTACCACCACCATCATTAGAAAATAAAACTTGTGCTCCATTAGCCGCTAAAACACTTCCAGTTTCTTCTACACCTAAAAATATTGTATCCCCAGGGGTAATATCTGCTTTTGGGATTGAAACTGATCTTGAAATTAATAGTCCAGGTTGGCCTCTATTAACAATAGGACTAAAAGTAAGTCTAGTAGCATTAGAAGGAGAATAAGGAGGTGATAATTTATATAATTCTATAGATGCACTATCAGAAAAACTAGCTCCAGCTGCTACAGTTACTTCAAAAGGTGCAAATGCACTTGCAGCACTACCAATACTAACATGGATATCTTTTTTGGGCATAGTATTAATTTCTATCCTTTGTTGTTCTGAATTGTAAAAATCTGTAGCTATTTGAGGTCCTGTTCCTGATAAAAGAGGGACAAAAGATGGAAATTGACCACTTGCTGTAACATTATCTTCAATACTACCTGAAAAAGCATAATCTAATGTAGTTACACTTGTATTAGGATTAGTAGAAGCATCTGGAGAAGTAGGTAAATCAACTTCAAATAAATAATAAGTAGGAAAATCCGATCTAGTTAAAATTTTGTAAGTTTTATTTCCAGATGTAGTGTAAGGAATAGTTATTTGAGTTAATGCTTCTAATGTATTAGTTAAATCATTACCATTTTGATCTATTCTTGCTATTTTTATATATAATACTTTTTTTGCCATTTTTTATATATTAACTTCCACTTGTATTAGGTAATACTGGTGCTAAAGGTGATCCTGGTTCATCTCCATAAAATACTTGTATATAACCCTCTATAGGTAAATTATTATTTTGTAAAAATCTTTCTTCTGTAAATCCTGATATAGTATCAGGGTATACTCTTACTTTATAATCCGCCAAAAAAGGATTTATTTCTTTAAAATCAGCACATCCCTCATTTAGTTCTCCATTCGTAACTAATACTACAGACCCACTTAATTCTCCATTATAAAATTCATCTTGTGAGTTATGTATTCTAGTTACTGATCCCGAAATAGAAGGTGTTGTAACTGAAAAACTTTGAGTTACGTTTGGAAATAATGGAGGTGGAACTTGATCTAGTTGATTATTTCTATATACTACAGCAATTGATGATGATGAAAATATGTTACTTCCACCTGTAGGGGCATCAAATAATTCAAATAGTTGAGCGTCATCTGCACCAGTCTGATTTATAGTCCAATTTGAAGCAAAATCTATAACATTATCAGCTCCTATACTTGCTACTTGAGCTCTACTATGAGATTGAGGTATTATAGATTCTGATATAAAGGTTGTACCACCACCTCCTCCAACACTTCCTGTGTGAAAATTAAATGTTACACCAGTTAAAATCCTTGCTGATTCAGATACAAATGCTCTTCCCTCATTAGTGGGAGTACCAGACTCAGTACCTACACTTCCTGAATGTACAGTAAAGGTAACTCCACTTATATTTCTTAAAGATGAAGATACAAATGTAGTAGAACCTGCCGTACCTTGAGTTATACTACCTGTTCTAAATGTAAATGTTGGTGTACCAATAGTTCTAACTGATTCAGATATAAATGCAAGAGGGCCTGATGCACTACCTGATAATATTGAAAATTTAAATACTACACTATCAGAATCTGCCTGTCTTCCATTAAATCCTGATAGATCTACTTCAATTCTAGTTGGTGTCACATTAGTTATAGGTGCAATTCCCGTCCCAGTTACAGAACCATTATCAAAAGGTAATATTTCATTTGCATCATCTGCTGTACTACAGCTAATGAAAGTATTTCCGGCATCAAATTGAGAAAAATTAAAATCAGTAGCATTTGAAGCCGATGTTTGTATGTTAAATCGATTATCTGGTGATGTAGCATATTGCATAGTACCACTAGCTGAAACTGGGGTTTGTAAACTTGAAGTGTTAAATGTAGTTCTAAAGTTTCCAGTGCCAGTACCTAAACTAGTTATTGAAGAAGAAGCAACTGGGTTTCCAGAACCATCATCAAATATAGAATCTGTAGTAGTAACATAACCTGTTGTTCTAAAATCTTGAAAATTAGTTGAATCACCTCCTGCTACATTAGTAGTATCTGTTGCTATAGTAAATCTATTTGAAAAAGAGGTTCCTGTTTGGTATTCTGCAGTAATGCTAGAAGATACATTTGTGGATACACTTTGGGTAGGAAATGTTGTTGTTATTGTAGAAGCTGTTACAGAATCAATTTCAGAAACATCTACTAAACTATTATCAACAGAATTAAATATGGGAGTACTAGCAGATATAAAGGCTTTAGTAGTTATGGTAGGAATATTATTTATAGTGCCTCCTGTTACATTAGTACCTTGAGAACCTATGTTGTGAGTTCTATCTCCTGAGGCAGGGGTAAGGAAACGAGCGGTTCCGGATACATTAGTTTCTACACTTTTAGTTGGTAATGTTGATATAAATTGATTACTAGTAACACTATCTAAGGCAGAAGCGTTAGTTAAACTTCCAACATTATTAAAAATTGGTACTGATGTTTGGATGTGTCCTTGAGTTTGAAATTTACTAAATAAAATTCCATTAGTAGCATTAGAAGCTGAATTTGAAAGATTTATAGTATTAGCTCCTGTAGTAGTACCACTAAATGTACCACTACCTGAAACATTAGTAATAGGACCAGGTTGTGATCCTGAGTTAAAAGCAAATGGTACAGGATCAACATCAGTTTCATTTAATTGAACATATAAATTAGGAGCAAAAGAATCAAAAAAAGCTAAATTTGTTGCATTAGTTATAGGAGGACCTGCTGCACCAGATATAAAATTATCACCATTGGTTAAAAGTAAACTACCCCCAGAACTAGCACTTACATTAGTATTAATTGTTGTTGAACCTGATATAAAATCTAAATAATAACTAATATTAAAGGGGTTAAACACACCTGCTGCTCCTCCACTAATAAAAGCAGTATCTATTGAACCAGTATAATATGCATTACTTTGAGTAACTTGTGGTTGAGGGTATTTATTTCTTTCTAATAAATGTTGTTTTATTACTAAACCTGATGCTAAACTAGTTCTTGCGGGAACAAAGTCCTTAATCATTTTAAATAATGAATTATCAAAGAATTTTATTAATCTAACAAAATCTACTAAATCATATTGTTTAATATATTTTTTAAAATAATCTTCACTTAAATTTTCTAAGTCAGGATATACTTGTAATGATGAAGACCTTTGTCTTGGATCACCTACGTAATCACCAATGTTAAAATAACCTAACTGCCCTATAATATCATCATTAATTTGGTTTTGTGGGGAAAATGCTACCTCTAAATAATTTATGTTATCTGTATATGAAGCACTTGCTTCTGTATTTTGGGCTAAACTCCTAATAGGTGATAAGGTGTTTCCTGATGGTATAGTAGCATTTTCAGATCTTATTTTATCAGTAGTTCTATTTTTAATACCAACTGCAGGTTGATCTAAAAAGAAATACTCAGTATTTTTATAATATTGGGGAGATCCACTAAAGTAGAAGTTACTATTACTGGCAAAAGATGAAGTAGTAACCCAAGATCCTGTTACTTGTGGGTGTATAGAGGAAGTAGTAGTAATATCTAACTCACTTCCTAAAGCTGCTCTAAATATTAATTGATTAGGTGCACTATTAACTTCATTACCCTCGAAGGATAAAGGATTCATTATATAATCCTTAAATACACTTTCACTTATTTGTGATTTATAGTATCTTATTTCTTGTAGTGATCCTGAGAATTTTTTATACGATGAAAAATTACGAGAGGAAGATACAAATGTTGAAGTTGATGAATTTGTCCAAAAATCATCAGTTGCCCCTGTAACAGAAGCAGAAGCATAATACCCAATAGAGGTTCCATCATTACCATTATATATTTTATTCCCTGCAAATAAATTATAAGTTCCGGATTGATTAGTAGTAATCATAACTGACCACCAATCACCATTATAAAAAGGTAATGATATGCTTGCTGATTTATTAGGTTCATCAACATAGGGAATAAATCTTAAATTAGCAACTTGATAATTAGGATCTTTAATTGAACCGTCATAAGAACCACTAGTTAAACCGGATCCACTATAGTCTACAAGAAGTTCCGAGGCATCTGCACCACTATTAGCAAACCATAAAGATTGAGATAAATTTGTAGGTGGAAATTCTTCAGATTTAAATCTAAATTGAACTGTAGAAGGTCTATTATTTGTAGCACCCCAAGTGTTTTTTACCTCCCAAGATGAAGTAATAAAATTATCTGTAGTATTAAATGCATAATTAAAATTATTAAAATATAAATCCCAATCATTAGCATTTACTTGGTCTTTTCCACCGAATTCAGATATTTTTAGTA